CAGCGGTCAGCTGGCGGTTACGGGGGAACGTGGCCGCCAGTCCCGTGACCGTGAAGGTGCCCTTGCCGCCGGAAATGTAGTGGTTCATGCGACACCCCCTAGAACGTCACCAGAGACGGACGCATACCCGTCTGACGCCAGGTTGACCACGACCCGCCAGTCTTTCTCGGCCAGGCTGATCAGGGGCGACTGGACGGCATCCAAGGCGCTCACCAGATCCTTCCCGGCAGTGTCGAAGTTCTTGGCGGCAGCCAGCACACCACGGGCTGATCCGCCGATGCTCAGCAGTTCTTCCGGTGTGGTGTTGAAGCCAACCACGTCACCCCGGAAGATGCCGGCCTTTTGTGCGGCCTGGATGTCTTTTTTAGCATTGTCGGTGAGCTGCTTCTGGATCTGGGGGGTGAGGAACTTGAAGGCGCCCTCAAGGGAACTGCGGAGGGAGTCGCCGGCACTCTTGAAGCGGTCTGCGGCACTGATAAGGGCCGTGGCGGCGCTTTGGCTGCCTTCAATGAAGGCGCTGCGAAGGTTTGTGGTTGCGGTGGCCAGCCGGGCAGACGCATCAATCACGCTCTGCTCTTTGTTTGGATCCTTGCCAAGCCCTCTCGCCGTTGTCACAGCCTTATCGTATTCAGCCTGCAACCGCTGACGCTCTGTGATGTTGTCCTGCACAGACAGCTGGGCCTTGTAGATCTCCAGCACGGAGCCTTCCAAGCCTTGAATGCGCGTCAGGTTGTCCAGCCGCTTCTGGGAGGCCTCAACGGCGCTTTTGATCTTTGGGTCAACGGTAGCCGTAGGAGTAGGAGTGGGCGATCCGCCGGTTCCACCGCTTGGGCTAGATAGCTCATTGATCAGATCGGTAAGGATCGCCTTCGCAATGTCATTCTTGACCCCTGTGGCGGTGCCCTTGTAGGTTTTGCCCTTGTAGGTGATGGACACGTCACCGAAAAAGCCCGACCCGCCGAATGGGCCGATGGCAGCCTGGACAAGGTTCCCGGCTTTCTGGTCGGCCTGTAGTGTCAGCTCCTTATTCTGATTGGCAATGTTGGCCGCACGGATGGCACCGGCAAGCCCCTTGAAGGCGTTTGTGAGTGCCCCAACCGTTGCCAGTGCAGGGGCGCCAAACGCGGTGGACAGCTCCTTTTGGAAGTTCTGAGCTTCAACCGAAAGGGTCTTGAGCTTCTCCTGGCTCGTGCCAAGGGCTTTGCTCAGCTGCCCCACCTCTTGGCCCTTCAGGCTCTCCAGAGCCTTGATGATGATCTCAGTACTGATCTTGCCCTCGCTGCCCAGTTGCTTCAGCGCACCGACAGGGACCTTCAGTTCCTTGGCAATGGCTTGAGAGAGCGGGGGGAGCTGCTCCAACACCGACCGCAGCTCATCACCTTGCAAGCGGCCAGATGCCAGGCCTTGCGTCAACTGAATCAGTGCATTGTTGACGCTCTCAGCGGAAAGCCCAGTGTTTTTAGCCGCCGCCGTGACGCCAACAAAGATCGTCTCAATCTGTTGCAGCCCAACACCCGTAGGCCTCAGAGACGAGTACAGCTGAGCAAAGCCGCTAGCCGCTTCTGTCTGGCTGAGGTTCAGCAGCTCAGCCGCATCCGCCGCAGCACGCTGAGCCTGATCGGCCTCCCCAAACCTCCCAGCAAGCGACTTCAGCCGCACCTCTGCCGACTCAGCCGCAACACCAACGTCTGATACCTGTTTGGCATACGCCACCAGCGCAGCGGCGCCAAACGAAACCCCAGCAAGGGCAAAGATCTTCCCGATTGCCTCGCCTGTGGCAGATGCAGCGCGACGGGTCTGCTCCAGACCGGCCAAGGCATCACGGTTATCGACCGAAATCATCAGGTCGAGACTGCCTAGCCGTTCCGCCACACCACCACAGCTGTTCCCTTAGCTTGCCGGAAACCTAGTCCATGACTAGCGCCATCGCCTTCCTGGCCAATGCCTCGGCAGTCTTTGACGTGCCCACGACAGGCACCCTGACCGACCCGACCACAGGCAACGTGGTGCCCAATACGACGACGGTGACGGTCTCGCTGTACCTGCGCGGCACAGGGGGCAGTGCCCCATCCCTCAGCGAGTTCCCCGGCGTTGGCGTGGAAGACGACGTGCTGGAAGGCTATGCCGTCAGCCCCCAGGCCCTCGATAGCCGCATCGTGCCCGGTGTGCGTGGGACGCTGACCTTCGGCAGTGATGACCCCGTGCCCTGTGAGGTGGCCGCTGCCCGCTACCCCTTCGGCAGCACCGGGTTTCTGGGGGAGACGCTGCAGGGGATCCTCGGGGACAAGATCAGGCTCTCCCGCTACAGCCAGCGATGACCACAGTCCGCACCAGCTACCGCCTGCAGGGGTGGAACGCCACTCAGCTCAAGCTGCGCGTGCCGGCCATTCTCACGGCCTACGGCAAGACCATCGGCACCGAGTTCCAGGAGCAGATCAAACTCGTTCAATACCCCTGGCCACGGCGCACATACCGGAAGAACGGCACCATCGAAGAAAGCCCACGCGACATCGTGGACCTTGGCGGCTTCCTGCGGTCCCAGCGCCGCGACAGGGTGGACGCCACCACCCTGCGCTTCAGTTGGAACGTCCCCTACGCCTCGCTGATCTTCAGCGGGTATACCACCAACAAACGGAACGTCTGCCCGCCAAGAAACTGGATAAAGCCGGCCCTAGACGCGCAGCCCTTGGATCGGTTCTTCGCTGACCAGTGGAAAGCTCTGGCTAAGCGGTCGCTCTGACGTAAAAAGCCCCCGGCGTGAACCGGGGGCCGTGCGTCCTACTCCTTAGCTTGCTCAGCTCACCGTGGCCACGGTGAACTGGGGCAGCACATCAGACCCTGCATCCCCAACGGTGCCGGCACCCACGGTGAGAATGTCGCCCACCTTGTAGTTGGTGCCGCCGGCAACGATGGTCGGTGCAACGCTCACAGTGCCGCCGCCTGCCACCACGATGTCTGCCGTGGCACTGCGGCCACTGCCGACGCCCTGGCCGGGGGTCACGCCAATCAGCGACACGCCGCTGTATGTGGCAGGAGTGAGGCCGCTGCCGGCGGTGCTCACCGTAACGGTGGCTATGGGGTTGCCCTGCGGGTACCACAAGAGCTGGCCAAAACCGCGGAAGGTGAAGCTGACCGTCGCTACATCGCCAGCCTGCACGCTCTCTTGGAATCCCTCAACGAACGCGATACCGCTGTGGATCTCAGCGTTGTCGCCGCTGCCATCCTTGACAGGAGAAACACGGTATACCCTCAGCGCAGTGCCCGCAGCGCCGCCCAGCCATGCCGACTTGAGCAGCTTGTAGCCGGCATCCCCGAGGGCCAAGTTCATTGAGGCGGGAACGCTCCACCCAATGTTGGTCATGAGAGGCGACTTCCACCCATACTCGCTGCTGTAGTCCAGCGGCGCATCGGTGGAGTCGGTGCTGCCGTCAATGCTGGCGTTCGTCAGGGACAGAACCTGAGTCAAACCAGACGAGGATGTGGGCGCGCTGGATGCCGTGGTCCCAAGACCTACATACAGCTCATAGTCGAGCGCCGTGAAATAAGCCCCGGACATGATTGAGTGTCGTTTGGCTTAGCTTGCCGCCGCCAGTTCCCGCTCCTCCTCCAGCAAGCCCGCCAGTGCGCGCAGCGCATCCTCAAGATCCTCGTTCGCTTCCTGCGCGGCCACTAGCATTGTGTCCGCCTCGTTCACCGCATCCCGCATGACTGACAGGATTGTCCAGTCAATCACCGATCCGGCCGCCCACGGAACACCCTGGATAAGCGCGAAGGCGCCTTCATAGTCGTAGCGGCTGAGTTCGTCAGCGAAAAGGCGCAGCCGGTCAATCGTCTCGGCTAGGGCGCTGAGGGTGAGGCCCTGTTTAGCGTGTGCCATGTCTTGTCTTGCGGTGGGGCGCATCGCTGCGCTAACCCCCCTCATAGACCCACCCACCCCTTGGCGTCAATAGGTGCCGGGCTTCCGATTCAGGGAGAGCGCCGCAAGACCACTGCCCCTGATGCGCTGCTTTCCCGTGCGGGTGTTGTATCCGCGCCAACCCGGCACCCAAACCCTAGGCCACGGCAGCAGCTTCCCGCTCTTCCTCAGCCTCCAGCCATTCCATGGGTGACGGCCGCTGATCGCAGTGCAGCTCCCAGTCCTGCACGTCGTGCCCGATGCCAGAGGTGGCCAGGAGGCACTCCTGCAGGTCGGCCATGGTGATGCCCAGCTCTGCGGTCACCTGCTGCGGCGTGAGCCCTGCAGCGGCCAGCTTGCGGGCCCTGCTGCCCCGCTCGCGCACGACGGGGGGCGCTGCGATCTGGAAGCCGTGGTCCCGCAGGTAGTGCATGATCTCCCCCTCCACGAAGCGACCCAGGAGGGTTGAGAGCTTGTAGGGCTCACCGTTGGCAGGGTTCAGCTTGGTGGGGTCGTAGCTGCGGAAGGTGCGCAGGAACGCCACGTCCACCAGGGAGCTGATCACGTCGCGTTCCAGCACTGGAAACTTCCGGCTCATCTTCGCCGTAAACTTCCAAGCCAGGCCGATGTTGGCGGCGTAGAGCTTCCCAAAGGCCCGCCGTTCCTCCCTTGTGAAGGGCCTCTCCAGGTGGTCGCGTTCCCGCCACTGATCCTCCTCAAAGCCAAGGCCCTGCAGGATCGTCAGTTGGTCGCGGTTCTTGCGGGCCATGGCCCATCAGC